CGAATATAGCTATTTTCTATGAAAAAACAAATAAAGTGAGAAAATTTATATAATAAATGATATGAAAATAACAAGAGAAGATATTTTGAAGATTAAACCAGGGACTTCGCTTACTGTACGTCTAAGTGATTACAGAGCTTGCGATTCAGCGAGAGCTGTTGCTTATAGAGCCGCTTTAGCAGACCCAAGACCGGATGTAGAGAGATATAAGGTGTCTATTAATACGAAAACATGGGAAATTACAATTACAGCCGTTAAAAAGTTATGACTCGCACAGAAGCAAGAATATTAGCAGAAGAACTGTACAAACTTATGCGCAAGGATGTGAAAAGGATTGTAGAGGAAACAGTGATTGAATGTTCGGATGAATGGGTTGGGGTAGGAGAGGCTGCTAATATTCTTGGGTGCAGTGTTGGTACTTTATATAACAATATATCTAATATTCCTCATACAAAGAACGGCAGACTTCTTCGATTTAAGAAATCGGAATTGATTAAATATTTGGAAAGATGAAAACCTACGATTTAAACAGAGCCTCTCGGCTTGCTCTTCGGATTGCTCTAATAATAGCAATCATGGCGGGATGTATATACAGCAGCCGTGTAGAATACAACGATGATGTATTATCCGGCATGAGTTCCGATAAGTACGACTTCATCAGAAGTCGGATAAACGACAGCTCACGGTCGGCGGTAGTATCCGAGTATATGAGTAACAAGCAGTATTACGACAGTCTTGACTATTAAAACCGCGTTGTGTGAACAACGCTCCTTCCTCTTAGCTCAGCCAGGCAGAGCATCGCTATGGTTACTTGTTCGAAGGTTTAGTATCCGGTAATTTCCGGTTAGCGAAGGTCGCACGTTCGAGTCGTGCAGAGGGAGCAAAATACATAGTTCTTTGACGTATTGAATGTGAAATAAGGTTTAAGTATTTGATATTTAGACTTATTTCAATATAACCGAGGATTGCGGATAGCGGAAACGCGGGGACTCCGTATAGGCTTGGTTATCGTGATTGTCTCTTCGCACCGAAATGTCCTACGGTAGAGAGTATGCGGTTTGGGCGCCCGTATCGCAAGAGACAAAGGTCATAAAGACAACATAAGCGTCCGATACAGTCTTAAATCGGTATAAAGTATGCGGTGGTAATGAAAGGCGCCCGTACACGCTTATTATATATAATCCCGTGGCTCACCCTAAGGCGAGTGGTAAGGCTTAACATCGGAACGCTCACGGGAACAATTACTCATCTAAAACAAAACTTAAATGAATATAAAAAATGGGTATTTTGTAAACTCAATAGAAAATACTCAACAAAGTATTGAAGAAAGGACAGGAAGAAAGGCTGCACAGATACCCATTCTCTTGGATTCTCCGAATAAGAGATATTATATAACTGATAGTGGCGATGTATTTTTTTGTAAAGTAATTGCTAATAAATGTTTTATAATTCCCAAACATCATGACAAAAGAAAGTTATCAGAAAAGTTTGTAAGATTATCTATCGGAGCGAAAAAAGAGATACATGTAACAGTTGCACAATGTATGTATAACGCCTTTAAGGCTCATAGATGGTTAGATTTAAGACCTAAATATAAAAACGGTAATAATGATGACTATACGTTATCTAATTTGTATATACCCAATGAAAAAAATGTCATTATAGATATAAGCGTAATGAACAGCTGTACTTCGCTATATAAAAGTTCTTTTAAACGTATATGTACCTATTTATCATTTAGTTATGGATTGTCAATGCAAGATTCAGAAGATATAGTTCAGGATTCATTCATCTTTGTGACTTGTAATAGAAGCAAGAGTGATATATTGGCTACTTGGGTATGGTATTGCAAAAAGAGAGCTGTGGATTATATAAACCATATAAAAAAGTTTTTTGAACTCAATTTTGATATTTATTGTCAAAATAATGAATTTGAATTTCCAATATTCGGTTTGCTAAAAGTAAAAAAAGATAGAGACATAATGGCTATGCGATATAATGGTTATAGCAATGAGGAGATAGCAAAATCATTGAATATTAGCAAAGGAAATGTCGAAGCCAGGATTTCACGGTCTATCGCTTTGATAAGAAATATTTTAAAAAGAGATATAGCGTATTATGAAAAAAGAAGAAGTATTTAGTCTTTTCAAGATAGAGGATTTGAACGAGTTACCCAATGCAGTAATGCGCATTATCGAAGGAGATATTAGAGAGCGTAATATAATCTATCACGAGTTAATGCGAATGAATGGTTATGATATGTCGTATGATTGGTTTCAAGAATTGTATGAAAACGAATTATCGGAGCGAAAACAAAAGAAACAGGATTTTACGCCGAATACTCTTGGAGTTTTGTGTTCCAAACTCACAGGGCAATTAGGTTCAATTCACGAACCGACCGCCGGCAATGGCTCTATGATTATTGCAGATTGGTGGCAGCGTTGTCGCAAGTTTCTTCCATATGAGCATTTTCCATCTCAACACATAGTGACATGTTGGGAGTTATCATCACGTTCTATTCCAATACTACTATTAAACCTTTCTATTCGTGGAATAATGGGATATGTGTATCATGGAGATGTGCTTGAAAATATTGTAAAGCAGAAATATATACTACTGAATGCCCACGATGACACATTGGGGTTTTCGGATATAATAAAAGCTAATATAAATGATAAAATAGTATGCAATAATGAAATTGAAAGAAGTATATGAGGCTTGGTTGCCTATAAAAGAGAGACAAGTGAAAGCGTCTACATTATCTGTTTATAAGATGATATATACAAATATCTTAAATCCGATAATGGGCAATGAAGATGTTGAAAATCTCAATAAAAAAATTATTGTTCCATTTATTTACAAATTGATGGAGAAGGACGGGCAATCGTCAAAATACTGCAATGATATTTTAATTGTATTAAAAATGCTCATACATTTCGCTTCCGAAGAATTTGAAATAAATGTACCAGATACTCGCTGGAAAATGACGTGGCCTACTAAAGCTAAAACAGGCGTATCTAAAATAGAAAGGTATACAAATGCTGAATACAAGAGAATAGTAGATTATGCCATAGAGAACCCGTCACCTCGTAATCTTGGAATATTGCTTACTATCTGTACAGGCATGAGAATAGGCGAAGTATGTGCTTTGCAATGGCAAGATGTTGATTTAGACTGTAAAATGATTCATGTAAATAAAACAATGGAGCGTATTTATGACCCTGATACTAAAAAGACGTGGGTCGAAATAGGCACTCCTAAGACTACATCATCTGATAGGTATATTCCTATTATGAAAAGTATTCTTCCGATAGTGAAGAGGTTTAAATCGGTAAGTAATGATGATTATTATGTCTGCACTTGTTCGGATGCGCCTATTGAGCCTCGTACGTTTCGGAATTATTACAAAGCTTATATTCTTGAAAAAGTAAAATTAGACCACTGTATTAAGTTTCATGGACTAAGACACACATTCGCTACAACTCTCATAGAAAATAAAGTAGATATAAAAACTACATCGTCTATTTTGGGACACTCCGATGTTAGCACCACTCTTAATATATATGTTCATCCTTCTGACGAAGCTAAGAGAGATGCTATGAATGTAGGACTAAAAAAAATTTTTAGATAAGTCTGTAAGGGTGAATAATTTATGATAGCTTTTTAATGTAAACAGTCCCGTCCACGTGCTGGCCGGGAAACACTGCGACATGGTGGAATGGTAGACGCAGCACTCTATGATAGGAATGTCAAACCTTAGATGTGCGGAGCTTGACAACTCGTCCCGGTTCGAGTCCGGGTGTCGCAACATCTTCACTACAGATGAAGTATTTGTTTAGTCGTAGCCGGGCGGTCTGTGAAGATAGTCCGGTTTTTATTTGAAACCCATTAATAACAATTATATGAAAACATTACAATTAAGTGAACAAAAAGCCCGTGAACTATATCGGAGCGGTTCAAAAGAACTAAAAACAGTATTGGAAGAATCCTTTGGAGAGGATTTCTTTTCACAAGACGTTACAGAAAGAGTGAAAACCTACCTTGATGCTTGTCACGAGTTGGGAAGGGAACCACTCGATGAGAAAAAGCTATTGGAGTTAGGCTTGACGGAACACGATATTGCTTATCAAAAGCTGGCTATCGTTACGGAAGCTCTAAATGGAGGCCAGAAACTTAATGTATGCGATGCTAACGTGAAACGCTGGTATCCGTGGTTCAAGCCTAATGGGTCTCCTTCCTCTTTCGCTTTCGGCGGTTCGTATTACGCTTGTGCGTCTGCGTTTGCGGGTAGCGGGTCTCGCCTTTGTTTGAAAAGCGAAAAGCTTTCCAATTATTGCGGGAAGCAATTCATTGATTTGTGGAAACAATTTATTCTATAACCCTATAAACTTACAATTATGACTTTAAATGTAGATAAAAAGAACGCTTTAAAGGCTTGGAGAGAAGCGGACAATAAAGGAAAGCAGATGCTTGAAAATCTATACGGCAAAGAAATATTTGCCAATCAAAACGTAATGGATAGAATCAAAACGTTTGAAGACGCAATGGAAGAAACAGGAAGAAAAGGTGTCCCTGATTTTTCAGATTTACCCAAAGACATGCGCAGGCATTTCATTGCGTTATATAAAATGGAAGTTATTACGGAAGCTCTGAATGAAGGCTGGAAAGCAGACTGGGATAACTCGGATGAGAACAAGTATTATCCCTATTTCATTATGTCTCCTTCCTCTTTCGCTTTCGTCGGTTCGGGTTACGGTAGTGCGTGTGCGGGTGCGGGTAGCGGGTCTCGCCTTTGTTATAAAACACGCGAACTTGCGGAATATTCGGCAAAACAATTTATTGACATTTGGAAAGACATCCAGATAGGATAAGCATACAAAGGTCGTCTGCCCTTGTCTCCTTCCTCTTTCGCTTTCAACGATTCGAATTACGATAATGCGTATGCGAATGCAGGTAGCAGGTCTCACCTATGTTGTAAAACTTCAAAGGGCAGAAACCTCACCTCTTGGTGGAAAACAACAATTCAAACGGTGTTGGTAGGTTTAACCCGAAAACTCTTATTAGAAAACAAAGGCTATGAAACGCTTTGGGAATTTATATCATCGCATCTATGATATAGATAATCTTTATCTTGCTTATTCTAAAGCTAAAAAGGGCAAAGGAAAAACGTATGGAGTTATTCAGTTTGAGAAAGATTTGGATAACAACATACTTTCCTTGCACAAAGAATTGTCGGAAAGAAGCTATATCACTTCTCAATACACGACTTTCATTATACATGACCCAAAGGAGCGTGAGATATACAGGCTACCATTTCGTGACCGTGTTGCGCATCATGCTATAATGAACATCCTTGAAGATATATGGACACCGATTTTCATTTCACACACTTATTCCTGTATCAAAGGAAAAGGCATTCATGGAGTGGTTAAACATTTGAAGAAAGACCTGAAAGATGCTGATGGAACAAAATATTGTCTGAAAATGGATATTCGCAAATATTATCCGTCAATAGACCACTCCATACTGAAACGTATCATACGTAAGAAAATAAAAGACATAAAGGTGCTTGCCCTTCTGGATGGTATTATAGATTCAGCACCGGGTGTTCCTATCGGTAACTATCTTTCCCAATTCTTTGCGAATCTATATCTTTCTTATTTCGACCATTGGATTAAGGAAGAAAAGCGAATGCCATATTATTACAGATATGCCGATGACATGGTAATACTTTCCAGCAGCAAGAAAGAGTTACACAGTATTCTTCTTGAAATCAACTCATATCTTAATGAGAAACTGCACCTGCAATTAAAGGGCAACTATCAGTTTTTTCCGGTAGATAGCAGGGGAATAGATTTCGTGGGATACGTATTTTTTCATACGCATACATTGATGCGGAAATCCATAAAGAAAAACTTTTGCCGTAAAGTATCTACATTAAACAAAAAGAATATAACCCCGCATGATTACAAAATGGCAATCTGTTCATGGCTGGGTTGGGCGAAGCATTGTAATTCTAAGCACCTTATTAAAAAGATTATTAAGAATGAAAAGATTCAGTGAATTAGGAATTGAAATTGATGCAGACCGACATATATTTCCAGTTCCGCAGGTTTCAATAACCGATATTCTTAACTGTGAAATTGAAATACTTGATTTTGAATCGGGTGTAAAAACACAGCATGGTTCAGACAGATATGTAGTAAAAATAAAACATGAAGGTACGGAATGCAAGTTCTTTACAAACTCCACTCCTATTAAAGAAGCCCTAAGCAAGATTTCCAAAAAAGACTTTCCGTTCATTACAACTATCAGAGTGAAGAAGTTGGGAGTTGGGAACAGCAAGATGTACTATTTTACTTAACCAAATTCAGCCGCAGAAAAGGTCAGAGCTATTACCGTACTAAAAGCCGTGAGAGAAGCGAAGTGCGCACCGCTTCCCTTTAACCTTGTACGGGCGGTTTAAAAACACAATACAATGGAAAATGAACTTGAAAAACTGTACAAGGAGCTGAACGAAGTCAAAGCTTGTGATTTGGAATATCTTCCCAAATACGGCTATTCTTCAAAAGAAGAAATCATTCAGCTTATAGAGGTAGACATTGAGGCGTTGCGCGCAGAACTCGAATGTAATCAATATGATTATACACCTGACGAACTCGAAGACGAAAGGATGTTTCTTTGCCTTAGTCAAGGACTATCAAGATATTGCTAAACTTAATATTATAAAATTATGCCAATCGTAAAAAAGAATGACGTTCTACCTGAACGTCCTGTTATTATTGTACTTTATGGAGTACCGGGAAGTGGGAAAACAAGTGTTGCTACAACAGCCGATACCCCTTTATTGATTGATTGCGACAGAGGTGCAGACCGAGCAGTACAGCGTTGTGATACTATAATGGCTAAAAACTGGAAAGACATAGATAGTGAGCGGGAAGCAATGAAAGAGTATAAAACAATTATAGTCGATACAGCCAAGTCTATGCTTGACGATTATTTGAGCCAGTATGCCATTGAAAACAACTATAAGTTAAAAACAAATTCTTTAAAACGTTTCGGACAGATGGGTGAAGATTTTAAAGAGTTCGTCAATTTTCTTCGTTCAAATGGCTCTGATATTATATTTATCTGCCATGATAAAGAAACTGCAGATGGTGATGTGATAAAGCACTCTCCGGATTGTACCGGGCAATCTAAAGACCTTCTTGTTAGAATTGCAGACCAAGTGGGATATGTATTTATCCAAAATGGAAAACGCTGTATATCTTTTGCTCCGTTAGATAATTTTGTAGGGAAAAATGTTGCCGGGCTTGAAACTGTTACGATTCCAGATTATGGCACAGCCCAATTTGATACTTGCATGTCTGACATTGTTTCAAAAGTCAAAATATCTATTCAAGGAAAAGGAGAAGCACAAGTAAAAGCTAATGAGCAACTTGCGGCAATACGAGAGCAACTTGCGGCTGCAATGACTGACGAAGATATTATCGCATTAATGGAAGCGACCAAGACGCTACCTAAAATCATGCAATTACCGTTCTTCTCTGAAATGCAAAAAAATCTTGCTACAAAAGGATACGCATTCGACAAGGACAAAAAAATGTTTATTAAAGCATGAAACCACTTATTAGGGCAACACAACTGGAAGCATTCCGAAAATACATAGAACAAAGCGATTACGCCAGTTATGAGATAACTGAACAATCGGTTATTGACAGTATATCAGGTGCATTTGAAGGCAATACATATACGAGAATTGGAAAAGCTTTTCATAAAATAGTGGAAGAAGGTACACCGAAATGCGAAAAGGTTAAAGCAGGTGAGCGTACCTTTCTTTATTATGGGAAAGAACAAAAGGAACAAATGCCAAGCGGACGAGCGTTTGATATTGATGGGAACAAAATAATTCTTGACATACCACAATGTAAGGCCGCTCTTGCATACAGGAATGAACATCCTGATGCTTTTCATGAGATACGCCTTTATAAGGACTTTGGGAATGCTATTATAACAGGATGTGCCGATATGATAGATGGCGTAGAAATTAGGGATATTAAAACCAAATATTCTTATCCTATTGATGCCGATTACATAAATTCTTGCCAATGGAAATTTTATCTCCAATTATTCAATGCAGATATATTTCATTTTGATTTGTTCATATTTGAAGGATATGATAAAGAAAAGCATGGATATGATGTCAGAGGTATTCCGTTGAAACGTTATGGTCCTGCAATAACATGCTATCGCTACGATGGTATGGAGCAGGATAATTATAATCTGCTTCGCTCATTTCTTGAATGGGCTGAATACAGAGATTTGACCAAGTATTTACTTAAAGAAACAATAGAATAGTATTATGATTTTAACAGGAAGTATTTGTCTTAGTGACATTCCCCGTGAGCAAATGAAGAAAGTAATCTGCAAAGACGGGAAAGAGAAAATTTATTTAAATGTGGCGGTTATCGAACGCAAGGAACCTTCACAGTTTGGGCATACCCATTTTATTACTTGTGCCCCAAAACAAGAAGAACGCAAAGAAGGCATACAGTATATTTTTGGAGATTTCAAGGAATATAAGCCCATTCAGAGCAGCCCCACACCGGAACATCTTGCGGAAGCTCCGGGATTATCCCCGCAAGATGATTTGCCATTCTAAAATATTATGCAATACGACCTATCCAACCCACTCCACAAAGAGCAGTTCAAAATACGATGTAACTATCTCTTCTCAAAGGGTTGCATTGTGGAACTGACGGAAAAGAAGCCTAAGAGGACAACGCAGCAGAACAAATACCTGCACACCCTTTTAGGCTTCTTCGCTTGTGAGACGGGGAACACGCTGGAATACGTAAAACAGAACTATTACAAAAAGTTAGTAAATCCTGCAATATTCACCCGTAAGATTAATGATAAGTTTTTGGGAGAAGTGGAAGTTTTACGTAGTTCCACTGATTTAGATACGGCAGAAATGACAACGAGCATTGAGCGTTTTCGTAATTGGGCGAGTGCCGAATGCGGCGTTTATCTTCCAAGTCCTGATGAAGAGAGGTTATTGCAATTAATGGAGATTGAAATAGACAGAAACAAAACGTTTATTTAAAATAGAAAATTATGCACACATGGTTTGAGTGTAAAATCCGTTATGAAAAAACAAT